ATGTGTTATAATTATTTTCGATATAATGAGATAGCTGTAAAATCGGATTTTATTGCTGTCTTTTCTGATTTTTCCGGAGGTAGATTTAAGTTGAAAAAGCTATCAAGATATATAAAATTACTGGCGCTTGCCTTGTCGGCAGTACTGACGCTCTGCGCCTGCTCGGGCGACGGTGCAAGCTCGGGTGAAAGCTCATCGGCACCTGACTATTCGCTTGATACATCCGCCAAGGTCGGATATGTATATAATGAAGAAATATCCAGGGACAACATGACATATATGTTTGAGAAAAGCCGTAAGGATATTGAAACGGCGCTCGGTCTTGAAACCTGTTATGTTGACGGCGTTGCGGTGTCGCAGTTTGAAAATGCCGTAAAAGCGCTCAAAAACGAGGGCTGCAGTATCATAGTATCGGCATCGCACGTTTTTGCAAACTCGGCGCTCAGCTATGCGAAAAAGGATAAGGACGTATATATACTGAGCTACGGCGGCACGGCATCGCTCACGAACCTCACAACGTTCCGTCCGAAGCTGTATCAGCCAGCGTTCATCTGCGGAACGGTAGCGGCGTGGAATTCTTCATCTCACAAGATAGGAATAGTTGCAGACGATCTTATGTACTGCTCAAACGGCGTTATAAACGCATTTATCCTCGGCATACAGCAGATATACAAGGAACGTGAAACGGATGTCGAAATAATCTATGCGGAAACCAAAGCACAGACGGAAACTGCGGTAAATACGCTTGAGGGCAAGGGCTGTGATGTTATATTCTCGTATCAGTCGAATGATTACTGTATGTACTACTGCGATTCGATCGGAATGAGGTCGATAGGCTTTACAAACGATATGGCTTATTCGGCTCCGAAATACGGGCTTGTAGGGTATTATCTCAACTGGGCTACGTTTATCACGGACACGGTGAGAACCTGCATAAACGATAACTTTATGGCGGAGGTTTATGTCGGAGGCTTCAGTGAAGCGTTTGTTAAGCTGACACCTTATTCTGCCGCCTGCAAGAAGGAAACGCTCACCATAGCGGATACCCTTTATGACTATGTAAAGAAAGGCAAGGCGAAGATATTCGAGGGTGAGATCCGTGACAAGGACGGCCTTGCAAGAGTGGGTGCGGGAGCAACGCTTGACGATATGCAGGTGCTGGCGATGGATTATCTTGTTTACGGAGTAACGTATATTGATAATATTATCGACCCTGTGCCGAATCCCACAACATCTGACCTTATAGTGAAGAAGGAATATGTTTCGTAAGGCGGAGGGCACTGCGATATAAAGCCGATAGGGGTTGAGGCGGTGCGGATGCCGAGAGATTTTCATAAATTACGCCGATGAGATGATTGTCGGCGTTTTTTTGTGGGGTTCAGGCTTAATAGGGCGGCAGATATATTTTTAGGAGCGAAAAGCTCCCTTATGCGGAAAAACGCATAAGGGAGCTTTTTTGTTATGCTTATTCGCCGTTGTAAAGCTCGTAGTAGGTCAGGGCATCTTTCATAAAATGCTCAGTCACGTTGAAGTAATCGGCTAATTGCCAAAGCTCTGTAAGGCCGCTTCTGATCGCTTTTATAAGCGTTCTTCTGGTGAACGTGTGGGTCACAGCCCACGCTGTAGCACGGCGCTCGCATCTGCCGCGGGGGATGACGGGGCAGGTTGCGTCGTAGAAGGCGCCGGTCATGCAGTGTCCGAGCTCGTGAACGGTTTTTTCTTTTCGGTCGGCTATACTTTTCACTTTATGAGGGTCTATGGCGATAATGCACATACCGTCGGTGCATTGGCTCATAGCGCCCTGCTTGCCCTTCATACGCATATCTACAATAAGTATATCGTTATCCTGTGCGGTTTTTATAAGCTGTTCCAATTATCATTGCCCTCCCTTCAGAGCATTGCATCGGTTTACTTCTTTCCGTCCTTTTCTTTGCTGCGGCGAAGCTCAAGCTGGAGCATAGCAAGACGTTTTACATCGTCGAGTACATCGTCGTCTATTTCGGTTTCACCGAAAAGTGCGAATTTAAGGCGGGGGTCGGATACTCTTGCGGTATCGCCGCTCATAAGAAGTGTGTCTGTGTCTGTGCCGAAATATTCGGCTATCTTCAATAATGTGGCGAACGGCGGCTCACGCTTTCCTGTTTCGTAAAGGCTGTACGCCTGCTTGGTTACGCCGAGATATTCGGCTACCTGCGCCTGCGACGCACCTTTTGCTTTACGAAGCTGTTTTATCCTCTCGGAAAATGCGCCTGAAACTGTGCCGGAGTTTGTGCTCATTTAAGGTTCATCCTTTCATATTGACGTTCTGTTGTCTGAGATAATTATAACAACATTGTGTTGAATTGTCAATAAAAGAAACAAAGTGTTGTCAAAGATTGTTGCAGTTCAACGAAAATGAAGAATTTATGCTACAAACAGTTGACAAATGACCTTGCGTGTGCTATCATTATGACAACGGAAAGTTGCAACAGCTTTCACGGTTATCATTTTTGACACGCTTGATAATTCCTTTAAAGGCTATTATAGCGGAATTTGTGTACCAAAAAACGTACACGATTTTGAAAATGAAGAAAAAATCAGGAAAACGGAGGGGATATATGTACAGATGCTTAAGATGCGGAGGAACGTATGACAGCGATGAGTTGACACGGACGCTTCAGTACCGTGGAGAATATCAGGGAACGGCTGCATATGAAACCGAGCGGAGCTGTCCTGATTGCGGGTACGATGTTGAGTATTGCGGAGAGTGGAGCGACGACGGGTACGATTATGACGAAGTGTTATAATCGTGGCAAAAAACGGGTCGGGAAGGGGGTGAATATACACGGAAAGAAGAAGGGGCATAGAAATCACGCAGGAAATTCTTGATAAAATCAGCCACTGTATCGAGCTTGGGTACAGCGATGTACAGACGGCGGAATTGCTCGGGATACATCGCACTACGCTCAGGAACTGGAAGCTGACGCACGATGAAATAAGGAGATTGTATCAAAGCGACGGACAAGACGGTGACGAGGAGAGAAAAAAGCAGGTCGAGGAGGCATTGCTGAAGCGTGCGATAGGATACACGCAGACGGAAATCACAAGGCAGGTCGGAAAGGACGGTAAGCTGGGTGTTGTCAAAACGGTTGAAAAGCAGGTGATGCCAAGCACAACGGCGCAGATCTTCTGGCTGAAGAACAGATGCGGTTACGAGTGGGACGGCGGCGTGGTTGACGATGAGGAAAACGAAGGAGGAGTTGTGGTTATACCTGAGGCGAGAACGGCGGATGAGGGTGAGTTTTGATGAGGGCGAGGGGATAGTGTGGTTTGGGAAGGGTGGTAAAGCAGTATCACCTTTAGCTCCCTTTGACAAGGGAGGCAAGTATTGTGGTGTCAGTTTATATGCGGTTGTGATGAATCGTAGGAATATTCGTAGGGGAGTGGGCTTGCCACTCCCGAAATATCACTGCAATTATCAAAAGCAAGTTAATAGAATTATAATGTAAAATGTAACCGCAATTAATCCTCGATACTTAACAGATTAAAAACGCTGAGAAAACCAATAACTACGGTGCAACGGGAGGGGCAAGCCCACTCCCCTACGAAAAGAGAGAGGGATAGTGCGAAGGCAAAACCGTATAAGCACACACAGACGCTCGCCATACGAAAAGTGGGTGGGATAGTGCGGTTTTGGATGGGTTGGGCGGGGTGAGGCAGTGGTGTGGCAATCCCTCCGTCTTGACGGCAGAAAAGTTTGCAATATAAAAAGGGTGGGCATATAGCAAGCAGGGAGCAACAAAACAAAAGTTTGTGTCGTGCCGTCAAGCCACCTCCCTTTGACAAGGGAGGCAAGTTTAGTGCGGATGCGAAACAGGCAGAGCGTTCATTAAAAGGCAAGGGTGTTGGTGTGAGGTGAGGCGGTGGATGTTCTTTTAAAATGGCTGTGAGGATGGAGAGGTTCGGTGCAACGGGAGGGGCAAGCAAGGCATGGATGCCTGAAATGAACGCCCAAAGGCTTTGCACGGACGCAAAGCCAACAGAGCGTTCATAAAGAGGCAAGGATGCCTTAGCGTGTGTGTCCAAGGGCTTTGCAAGGACGCAAAGCCAACCAAGTACACACAGACACTCGCCCTACGAAAAGAGAGATGTGATAGTTCAAATGCAAAACAGTATAAGTGCATACAGATGTTAGCATTGCGAAAAGTGGGTGGGATAGTGCGGATGCGAAACAGGCAGAGCGTTCATTAAAAGGCAAGGGTGGTGGTGTGGGGCGAGGCAGTGGATGTTCTTTTAAGATGGCTGTGAGGTTGGAGAGGGTTGTTGCAACGGGAGGGGCAAGCAAGGCAAGGATGCCTTAGCGTGTGTGCCCAAGGGCTTTGCAAGGACGCAAAGCCAACCAAGCACACACAGACCCTCGCCATACGAAAAGTGGGCGGGATAGTGCGGTTTTGGATGGGTTGTGGGTGAGGGCGATAGAACTATATAAAAGCGGGAGGTGTTGGTGAGATGAAGGATAACGATGTAAAAGGCGGAAGGAGGGTGGTATGGTCGCCGCAGGAAAGGCAGGCGGAGTTTATGCAAAGAGGAGAGTATGAGGCTTTGTACGGGGGCGCCGCCGGCGGAGGTAAGTCCGATGCGCTTCTGGCGGAGGCACTCAGACAGGCGGATAAGGCTTGCTACAGGGGGATAATTTTCAGAAAAACGTATCCGCAGCTGACGGAGCTTGAGGACAGGTCGCAGACGCTTTATAAAGGTGCATATCCTACGGCGAGGTACAACAAGACCAAGCACTGCTGGAGCTTTCCGTCCGGTGCGAAAATCTATTTCGGGGCGATGCAGCATAAGAAAGACAGGCTTAACTATCAGGGCAAGCATTATGACTTTGTGGGGTTCGATGAACTGACGCAGTTTTCCTTTGACGAATACAGTTATATGTTTTCAAGAAACAGGCCGGGCGGAAAAGGCACGAGGGTGTATATCAGAGCCACGGCGAATCCGGGCGGACCGGGCCATTCGTGGGTAAAGCAAAGGTTTATAACGGCAGGTGAGCCGATGAAACCTATAATAGAAGAACATAAGGTGAAAAAGCCCGACGGGGCGGAGATAATCATAAGAAAATCGAGAGTGTTCATCCCGGCAAGCGTGTTTGACAATAAGGAACTGCTGCGAAATGATCCGGAGTATCTTGCGAGCCTGTCTATGCTTCCGACCGCCGAGAGAAAGGCGCTTCTGTACGGGGACTGGAACAGCTTTACGGGGCAGGTTTTCACCGAATGGAGAGATGACCCGGAGCATTATTGCGACAGAAGATGGACGCACGTCATAGCGCCGTTTGAGATACCTCGACACTGGGAGATAGTGAGGGGATTTGATTTCGGGTATACAAGGCCGTTTTCGGTAGGGTGGTATGCGGTGGATACCAAAGGGTGCATCTACAGGATAAGGGAATACTACGGCTGTACGGATAAGGCGAATGAGGGCATAAGGCTTGAACCGTCCGTAATTGCTGAGAATATCAGAAAAATAGAGCGTGACGATCCGAATATAAGAGGGAGAAATGTGTACGGGGTCGCAGATCCTTCAATATTCGATAAAAGCCGTGGAGAGAGCGTCGCCGACCTTATGGCACGGTCGCCTAACTTTATAATCTGGTCGCCGGGGGATAACGCAAGAATATCGGGTAAGATGCAGTATCACAACAGGCTGGCGTTCAACAGTGACGGGGAGGCGATGTTCTATTGCTTCAACACCTGCAGAGAGTTTATCAGGACTATTCCTGCGCTTATGTATGACGAAAAGAACGTGGAGGATATTGACACAACGATGGAGGATCATATTTATGACGAATGCAGGTATGTCCTTATGGAGCATCCTATCGCCGCACCGGTAAAGCGTGGTGAGATCCCTGCAGGCGACGATCCTCTCGAACAGAGAAAGCCCGAAAGAGCGGAATCGTTCTATATGATGTGATAATGAAAGGAGAAATATGAAGAAAATCGGTAAGGAGCAGGTGCGTAAGGCAAGGCAGACGCTAGCAAAGTATAAGGAGGGGAAGGCGGTACTCGACAAGAGAATCGTGTCAAACGAGCAGTGGTGGAAATTACGGCACTGGGGCGAAATAGGCTATGACAAGGACGATACAAGGCCTATGCCGGCATCGGCGTGGCTGTTCAACTCGTTGGCAAATAAGCACGCAGACGCTATGGACAATATACCTGAGCCTGCGGTGCTTCCGAGAGAAAAAAGCGACGAGGAGGTCGCAAAGCAGTTATCGCTGATACTTCCTGCGATACTTGAGCGCTGTGGCTACGAAAAGCTGTACAGTGACGGCTGGTGGTACAAGCTCAAGAACGGCAGTATGTGTACGGCTGTTGTATGGGATCCTGACGCTGACGGCGGTATGGGAGATATAGCAATAAGAAACGCAGATATTCTGAATCTGTTCTGGGAGCCGGGCATAAAGGATATTGAGGAGAGCGCAAACCTTTTCTATGTGACGCTTGTTGACCGTGAACGGCTGAATCAGATGTACCCTGAACTTTTGGGGGAAGATACCGAAAGCGTTGCGGGCGGTACCGAAAACGTGGAAAAGTACAAAACTGAGGATAAGACGGACGACAGTGCGAAGGTCGAAGTTGTAGACTGGTACTACAAGAAAACAATAAACGGCAGGAAACAGCTCTGCTACTGTAAATTCTGCGGCGACAGGGTGATATATTCGAGCGAGGACGATGAAAGCTGTGCCGACGGCTTCTATAAACACAGCCGTTATCCCTTTGTTATGGATACGCTGTTTGTGCAGGAGGGAACTCCGTGCGGATTCGGCTACATAGATGTTATGCGTGACGCACAGATGTATATAGATAAGCTGTCGCAGGTGGTTCTTGAGCATACGGTGATGATGAGCAGAAAGAGATATTTTATCCGACAGAACAGTGCGGTGAACGAAGCCGAATTTGCCGACTTGAAAAACAGGTTTGTCCACGTTGCAGGAAACCTCGGTGAAGAGGATATAAGGGAAATAAAGGCAGAGCCGCTGGACAGCTCGGTGATGAATGCGCTGAGCTTTAAAATAGACGAACTGAAGGAAACGAGCGGAAACAGGGATTTTTCTCAGGGGTCGGTTTCAAACGGTGTTACGGCGGCAAGCGCCATTGCGGCTTTACAGGAGGCAGGAAGCAAGCTGTCGAGGGATATGATAAAGGGAACGTATTTTGCGTTCCAGCAGGTGTGCTATCTGATAATAGAACTGATAAGGCAGTTCTATGATACGCCGAGAAGCTTCAGGATAACAGGGGGATATGACGCTTTTGACAACTCAGCCATAAAGGAGCAGAGCAGGGAACTTTTCGGGGTACAGCTTGGAACGAAGAAGCCTGTCTTTGATATAGTATGTACGGCATCGAAAAAATCGCCGTTTTCCAAAGCTTCGCAGAATGAGCTTGCAAAGCAGCTTTTTCAGCTTGGATTTTTCAATCCGGAAACGGCGGTGCAGGCACTGGGTTGTCTTGCGATGATGGACTTTGAGGGAAAAGAAGAAATTGAGCGTGTGATAAAGGATAACGCAGGAATGAACGAGGTGAAGATATGACAAGAGTAAGAATAGACAAGTCGGGTCTTGGCAGGGATATTTATATCACGGGGCACTGTGCAAATGAAAACTGCGGATCGACAGAGGCTACGCTTGTATGTGCGGCAATGACAACGCTTGCACAGACGATAGCGCAGAATGTTTTTGACAGCGAGGACACGGGGGATACCGATATTATTGATGTTACGCTGAGAAGCGGTCAGGCGGTCATAAGCTATGTGACGGACGACGACGGGCTGAACACGGCGGTTGACGGGATATGCAAGGGGTTTGATATGCTGGAGGAAAACTATCCTGAATATGTATCCTGCTACAGAAGTGAGAGGTAAATATGGAAGCGACAGAGAATGTGCAGACAACGGAAAACGGTATAGAAAACGCTGACGTAAGCGAAGAAGTAAAGGTACAAAAGAGTGAAGAAAGCCTGCCCGAAAACATTAAACCGGATGAAACCGAAGGAGAACAAAACGAGGATAAGGCGGAGCTTTTCAGGCAGGCGGTGCTTAAGTCAAAGCGTGAGAGAGCAGCAAGGGCAGAACGGATATTGAGCCTTGTGGCACAGTTTTGCGGAGCGGATAAAGGCGACTATGACGGAATAGAAAATGCGGTATCCGAGAGAAATTTCGAGCGGTGCAGAAGAAACGATATGGAGTACAGGCTGGAGCGGTGGCAAAAGGAAAGCGAGAAGGTAAAGCAGACATATCCTCAGTTTGACCTTGCGAAAGAAATGAGCGACAGAAGATTCTTTTCGCTGTGCTATAAGGGCGTGGGGCTTGAGGAGGCTTATCTTATCGTGCATAAGGATGAGCTTTTTACCGCCGCAATGGAATATGCGGCATCTGAACTTATGAGAAGCGGTGCGTTCTGTAAAAGCGACAGAATTAAGGAGGGTACACTGTCACCTGCGGGAGAGGTTACGAAAAGCGAGAAAAGCCTGTCTAAAAATGAGCGGAAGGAGCTTATCAGACGGACGGAGAGAGGGGAAAGAGTGGTGCTTTGACAGTTTGTGAATGATAAGGAAGGGGGTGAGATATGAATACTGCAACGGGAGGGCAGGCGGGAATAAAAAAGCAGCCGCACGGGGAAAGCTTTGCGGCAGGAATAAACGATAAGAAAAAACGATAAGAAAAAAGAAAGATGACGGTATCAGCCGTCGGGAAAGGAAATCTATATGAAGATGAGAGAAGTTAAATTAAATCTGTTCGATGTACAGACAACAGGACAGGCAAGTCTGTCCGCCGAGATGAAAACGTTCTATGAGAACACGCTGATAGATATGGCGGAGCCTAAGCTGGTGCATGACCGCTTTGCAGACAAGTATCCGATACCCAAGAATAACGGCAAGACGATAGAACTGAGAAAGTACAGCTCGCTTGCAAAGGCGACAACGCCGCTTGTCGAGGGCGTTACACCTGCGGGAAATATGCTGTCGGTAACAGCTAAGACGGCAACGGTAAATCAGTACGGCGACTATATCAAGCTGTCGGATATGCTGGAGCTTACCGCAATCGACAACAATGTAGTACAGTCAACAAAGCTGCTCGGCAGTCAGTCGGGAAGAACGCTTGACACGATAACAAGAGAGATAGTTAACGCAGGAACGAATGTTATATATGCCTGCGATAAAGACGGCAAAGAGGTGCTGTCAAGAGATGAACTTAGCAAGGACTGCGTTTTATCGGTGGATACGGTATTCCGTGCCGCCGCACAGCTTGAGAGCATGAATGCAGACGGAATAGACGGGGAGAGCTATGTTGCAATAATTCACCCTTATGCCGCTTATGACCTTATGAGAAGTGCGGAGTGGGTCGATGTGCATAAGTATGCCGATCCTGAAAGCATATTCAAGGGGGAGATAGGCTCGCTCGGAAATGTGAGATTTGTAAAAAGCACGGAGGCGAAGATATTTGCCGATGAAAGCTGTCCGCAGTTCTATCAGCTGACCTCGGACGCAAATTTCCTTGAGGGAAAGGACTATTATACGAAGTCGGGCGACAGCTATCAGAAGGCAAGCGTTTCGGCAGGCGGACAGGTCACAGCCTCGACATATTACGAAAAGAAGGCGCTTGCGGTGTTCTCTACTCTGGTTATAGGAGCGCACGCTTATGCGGTGACGGACGTTGCCGGCGGCGGTCTTCAGCACATAGTAAAGCAGCTCGGCTATGGTGACGATCCTCTGAACCAGAGAGCGAGCGTGGGCTGGAAGGCAGTACGCACAGCCGAGATACTTACGGACGAGTATATGGTGAGAATAGAAAGCTGTTCTCCTGTTTATTCGGAAAAGACGAGCGCAAATTAAAGTCGGTAAAGGAAAACCGGAATAAGCGGCACAGGGTCACTGCAGGGAATGGTGACAGCAACGGCAGTGCGGGAGGGTAAGGGGAATAATATAGCAAAGGAGAAATATATGAAAGAAAACTTAACTGAGCTTGTGGCGGTAAGGCTGTTCAAGGACAACGACAAGTACAACTCTGATGTGTTTGTATCGGTGAACTGCAACAATTATCTTATACGCAGAGGTGAAACGGTGATGGTGCCGTTGTTCATAAAAAAGGAGCTGGACAGAGCAGAGCTTCAGAGAAAGAGAGCGGAGTACTACCGTGATGAAGGCTGGAAGCAGTCGCTGATAGTGCAGGAGGGCAAGTGATGACGGTAAAGGAAGTCATTGAAACGGTTGACGCACTGCGACCTAACGAGATTGCCGCAGAGGACAAGAGAAGGTGGCTTTATGAGCTTGAAAGCAGGATATATGAGGATCTGTATGTTACGCACGAGCATGAGGGAATAGAGTTTACCGATACGGAAAAGATCACGAGTGACGGCACAACTGAGCTTTTCATAAAGGCTCCGCACGATGAGATATACATTCTTTATCTTTGCTCGCTGATAGATTTTTACCATGCGGAGTATGAGAGATATGCAAATGACAACGCTCTGTTTGAGGCTTTGTATGAAAGCTGCTGCCGTTTCTGGAACAGCAGACATATTTCGTGCGTGAGAACCGAAATCACGGGATAGGAGGAAGAACTTGGCGGTAAGAGAAATAACGGGTGGTACGGAAAGTGCCGTAAAGTTCGGCGGTATCGATCGCTCGAACGGTACGCCGCTCGGATACTGGCAGGAGCTGTACGGTATGGATTTTACCGCTTTTCCTGCACTTAAAACGGTAAAGCCGTTTTCGTACAAGGCATTGGCTGACGGTATAACGGGGTATATCATAAAAAACGGAGAGATAGTATACACAAAGGCGGACGGGATATATATTTCGGGAGTGAAAACGGCGGTAAATCTCAGTGCAGGGGAAAAACAGCTTGTGTCGCTGGGAGCATACATACTGATAATGCCGGACGAGGTGCTTATAAATACCGCAGACACGCCTGCAAGCGTGCAGTATACGGCAAAGCCTTCGCTTTCAGGTACACTGTTTGAATATAACCAGAACCAGACACGGCCTACGGTTTCTATATACAAGCTGTTGTATCTTGATGTTCCGGAGGACAGCGTGGCACTGTCAAGCTACAGCGTTGGCGATATGGTCAGGATAGATTATGAATACGGCGGAAAGAAACAGTATCTGTCTGTAGTGATAAGCTCGGTGGGAAAGGAAAGCTACAGTATGGACGGGTGTGTGTCGATAAACTTCGACACGAGTGCATACAGCGATACTTATTATTTTTATACGGAAAAGCGGAAGATGGACAGATTCAAGGTGCCTAGTATAAAGAATGCGGTTTTAAGCTGTCCGATACCGAAGATGGATTTTATAACAGAGCATAACAACAGGCTGTGGGGGTGTTCTTCGGCAAATCGTGAAATATACTGTTCAAAGCTCGGAAGTGCTACGGAGTGGGGAAGCTATGACGGCATCTCAACTGACGCATGGGCGGCAACGGTAGGCTCTGACGGGGATTTCACCGGAATATGCGTGTACGGGGGCGGCGTACTGTTCTTTAAGGAAAATGTCGTCCATATTGTCTACGGCACAAGAGCGTCAAATTTTACGCTAAGCACCGTAAAACTGAGAGGCGTTCAGAAGGGCAGTGACGGCTCGCTGTGCATATCGGACGGACTGCTTTATTATAAGGCACCTGAGGGGATATTCAGCTTTAACGGCTCTGCATCGGTGAGGATCGACGCAAAGCTGGGTGATGATATTACCGATACGGCGGTGATGACGGCAAACGGAAGATATGTTGTTATGTGTGCGGCTGACAAAACGGTGTATTATTATGACAAGCGCTACTCGGCGTGGTATACAAGGCGGCTTGCGGATGTGATCTCGGCGCACGAGATAAACGGCAGGCTGTATGCCGTTACCCGTGACAGCAATAAAAAGATGAGGCTTGTAATGCTTGTCGGAAACGACAGCGGCTATATGGACAGCGAGAGGAGTGAATTTTCTGCGGTCAGCGGCGAGCTTGGCAGGGGAAGCATATTCAGAATATATAAAAAGCTGAGAATGTCGCTGTATCACAAAAAGCAGGACAGCGAAACGCTTGAGCTGTCGGCATATATAAGCGCTGACGGCGGAGAATGGAAGAAGGTATATGAGCTTAGGGGTGAAAAGGGGAATGGCGAAGAAATAGCAGTCGCTCCTGTAATACCGCTCAGATGCAGAAAGATAAAAATAAAGATATGCGGCAAAGTAAGCGGTGACGCTTATGTGGCGCTGTACGGCATATATCTTGACAGTGAAAAGGGAAGTGAGATAAGTGGATAATCTGAATATGAGCTTTGCTCCCGATAAATCGGCGGAGGACAAGGGGCGGATAAATGCGGTAGAGGATTATCTGTCGCTCCTTACCGAAAGGATAAAATTCTGTTTTAACGGCATAGATGAGAATATTGCACAGAAGTCGGACGGCAAAGAGGAAAAACAGCTTATTTACAGTACGATTGCAGATGAAGTGGGACAGCTCACCGCTACCGGCGCCGGCTGTGAGATATTCAACGACTATGAAAATAATATCGCAAGCTCACTTTACGCCCACGCCGAAGGAAACGGCACGAAGGCAACAGCACCCGGTACGCACGCAGAAGGCAACGGCACTGTCGCAAGCAGCTCATATGCACACGCTGAAGGGAGAGAAACAACTGCTTCAGGTGAGAGTTCGCACGCTGAGGGGGAAAACACCACAGCGAGCGGTTATAACAGCCACTCAGAAGGCAACGGTACAGCGGCAAGCGGCGGATACAGCCACGCAGAAGGCTACGGCACAACGGCAAGCGGCTGGTACAGCCACGCAGGCGGTATTAACAGCGAAGCGAAAGCGGAAGCATCCTTCGCTCACGGCGAGAATGTAGTATCCAATTATCGAGGCGGTGCGGCTTTCGGAATCGGCAACAAAACCAAAGACGCACTTTTTGTTGTCGGAAACGGCTCGCCTCAGGGAAGTTACGAAAGTGATGCTCTGGTGCTTGATAACGCAGGAAATCTGTGGGTGGCAGGCAGTATAAAGTGCGGCGGTGACAGCGGAGGTTATACTTTGCCGCCTGCGACAGCCGACACGCTCGGCGGCGTGATGATAGGGGATAACGTATCGGTTACGGCTGACGGGGTTATTTCGGTGAATCTGTCGGAATATCTGAAATCAGATGCAATATCGGACTGGGCGAAGTCTGAAAATAAGCCTGTGTATACGGCACAGGAAGTCGGGGCGGCGACAGCGGCAGATATTACTGCGGCGGTGAATGCTGTCGAGATCGGCGGCAGAAATCTGCTTTATGACAGCACAGGTAATCTGAAAAAAGGCTGGAATGCAAACGTCACAATTACCGAAAACGGCGGAATATCAGGAAATAGCCTTGCGATATCAAGGTCGGGCTATACGGGCAACGCAAGATATTTCGGCGTGAGCAAAAGATGGTTTCTGACGGATTTCAAGGTTGGCACAAGCTACACTCTGTCTGCGTGGATAAAGGTCAGAAGCGATGTCGAGCTTGATGCAAGCGGCTATGTAATGGCGAGATTCCGTTCCGCTGATAATACGAAGCTGCACATTTTACCGCTTACCGTCAATAGCAAAGCCAAAAAGGATGAGTGGCTCTATTACGAAAAGACTTGGACGATAGACGACAGCGACATAGCAAAGCTCGAATGTGTGGCACTTGCGCTTGATAAAAACGGCATGATCGAGGTTTGTGATATAAAGCTTGAGAAAGGAAACAAAGCTACAGACTGGTCGCCTGCGGTCGAAGAGGACACGGAGCGTATCGCAAGCCTTGAAGCAAGAGTGGCGGCGCTTGAGGCTATGGCGGTATCGGGAGGTGAGGTATAATGTTGGATTTTGGCAAATGGATAGTCGAGGTTGCCGTTAACGGCGTTAAGAGCGGTAGCTTTGACAGGGCTTGGGCGGCTATGCAGCTTGGCAATCATTACAGCCGTGACAGAATCACGGCGGAGGATATTGCGAGGTTTGATGAGAAGATGAACGAGCTTGAGGTAAAGATGAATGAGGCCGATTGTACGGAAATTTATGAGGAGGTTATATGAGCGAAAAACAGAAAAACAAGGATAAGGACAGCGCTCCGGTATATAAGAGCGGATACGGCGACGCACTGAAAAACAATCTTGCAAAGGTTCTGGAAAAGAAGAATTTCAGCTATGACGCAGATAAGGACAAGCTGTTCTCGCAGTATAAGAACAGCTATGAAAAGTCGGGCAGAGCGGCTATGCGTGATACGATGGGAAATGCGGCATCGCTTACGGGCGGATACGGCAACAGCTATGCGGTTACGGCAGGTCAGCAGGCATACAACAGCTATATGTCAAAGCTCAGCGATAAGATCCCCGAACTTGAACAGAGGGCGTATGAACGCTATAAGGATGATGAGGAAAGTGCGTATAAGCGGCTTAATACGCTTATAGGGCTTGAGAAGTCGGACTACGGAAGATACCGTGACAGTGTTGACGATTATAACACAAACAGGAATTTTGAATATAATAAAAGTAAGGACGCTCTGGCACAGCGTAATTTACAGGCACAGTTTGAACGGGACAATTACGAGAACGACAGGGATTATAACCGCAGGGTATATGAAAACGACAGGGATTATAACCGTAAGGTGAACGAAAATGACAGGGATTATGCTCAGAAGGTGTATGACAGTGACCGCAATTATCAGATAAAACTGAACAGCTCGCTGAAAGACGCTGTGGAGAATGAGGAAACCGACAGTACGAAATTTTCGCCGGTTGACGCTTATGATTTTATCAGCAAGTACGGGGATAAAATCTATACGGATGAGGAATATATCGAGGCACTTTATCAGCTTTACGGTGATAAGGAGGGCTTCTTTGACTGGGTGGAGCAGATGGAGATACCCGGTGACACAAAGGGTACAACGTATCTTGAGCTGTTGTATGATATACATCCGGAGATTAGGCCGTCAACGTTTAAGAAAATGGGTATGCCTGATGACGAGCTTATAAGAAAAACCGCAACAGGCGGCGGAGCTACGCCTCCTCATTCACAGAGCTTCTGGTGGTTAAATCAGGGGATGACCAAAAAGTAAAAAAGTCAAAGCAAAGGAGGGGAAATATGAGCAGGATACAGATAATTATAGACAGCATAGCAGGTGCTGTCGGAGCGGTGCTGGGATTTATGTACGGCGAGGTAAACGGTTTGTTCCGTGCGCTTATCGCTTTTATGATTCTGGACTATGTGAGCGGTGTGCTTGTGGCGATAGCACAGAAGAAGCTGTCAAGTGCGGTAGGCTTTAAGGGGATAGCGAAAAAGCTGCTGATACTTGTATTCCTGTCGGTAGGTCATATCGCAGACACCTATGTGCTTGGCGGTGTGCCTGTCGCTATGACGGCGGTAATGCTTTTCTATATCGCAAACGAGGGAATCAGCATTGCCGAAAACGCATCGGCACTGGGTCTGCCGGTGCCGCAGAAAATAAAGAACGTATTAAGGCAGATAAAGAGTAAAAGCGGGGAGGACGACAGTGAGAGCAAAAGGCATTGATATAAGCAGGGCGCAGGAGCAGTTCGATTTTACGGCGGCTGTGTCGGCAGGCGTGAAGTTTGTGATTATCCGTGCCGGCATAGGCAGGGACGAGGACACTTATTTCAGGCGCAATATCGGGCAGTGCAGAAAGCTCGGTATAGACTTCGGCTGTTACTGGTATGTTACGGCGACTGGCAGCGAGGAGCTTGACAGGCAGATAAATGCGTGCATAAAGACGATAGGCGATGAAAAGCCGTCGTATCCCGTGTTCTGCGACATGGAGGAACAGCGTCAGATCGACAACCTCACAAGCAAGGAAAGAACCGATATGGCACTTGAGTTCTGTGACAGGCTGAACAAGGCAGGACTTCCGTCGGGAGTGTATGCAAATCCTGCGTGGCTTGAAAGCTACTATCAGAAGGAACGTATTGTAGGAAAGCGTGATATATGGCTTGCGCACTGGACCGAAAGCCCGGATTATGCAAGCAGATACGATTACGGGCAGAAAATGTGGCAGTGGGGCATTGACAGTATCGCAGGCAAGGACGTTGACGGGGATATTTGCTTTGTAGATTATCCTGCGATAACAGCTAAGTGGTATAAGGAAAATTGCGGCGATATGCCCGAAAAGCCCGGAAAGCCGGATAAGCCTACAAATATGTTTAAAAAGGGCGACAGCGTGAGGGTGAAGCGTGGCGCAAGGTTTACGAACGGGGTCGAGCCGTATTCGTATGTGTATGATACGGTCTATACCGTTCAGCAGGTGTCGGCAAGCGGTAAGGAAACGCTTATAGGCATCGGCTCGGTGCCTACCGGATGGCTTTATACCGAAGATCTGTACAAGGCGGAAAGTGACGAGATAACGCAGAAATTCGCTGTAGGCGATAAGGTCAAGGTGAATTACGGCGCTAAGACGTATAACGGCGGTTCGCTTGCACTGTTCGTGTACACTAATGTGTACGAGGTAATGCAGGCAGGCTCCGGTGACAGAGAGGCCTATATCGTCATCGGGCAGGGCGGACAGGTCACTGCGGCGGTAAGAGCGGAGGATCTTACGAAAATATAG